GGGAAATGTTGTAGCTCTTAATACTATTAGACCTCCATGTGTGGAGGAGCTACGCCCGTCTATAAAGATGTTGCGACCCGTGATAAAACACGGATCCCTTGGGCGTGCACGCTGTTAAGCGTCTATGATTTTATCACGAGATTTTGCTATACCGACAACTCGGTCTGCAGCTGGATGTTGCTGCAAGTTTCTCCGGAGGCTATGCCGAATGCAGTTAAATTTTACTTCGATACTGGTTTAGAAGTGAGGAATAGTAACCTCGTCGACTTTCATCTTAGTCGACATGAAAAGGTGCGCCTTGAAAGCGCAGGAACGTAAAGTCCTCAGCAGTAGCCATATCTACTGAAGCAAGTGCCGTTCCATTGGCGTTGTCTATTGGAAAGACTGTGTCCCACTGAACTGTCTCGTTCACCATAATGTCATTTTGATAGACACCTGTTCCTTGCGCGATGTTGTTCGCAAATTCAAAGGTGTTGACACTGTAGTAAGGAAGCTCAAACTCAACGCCGCCGTTGGACGACATGTGGTACAAAACTGACCCCTCCCACTTCATACCAAGCCTGTTGTAGACCTGGTTGATGTTGGCGAGGTTGTTGACCACAATGCCGTTGCCATTGGCGGCGAAGGGTACGCTCTCTGTACGAGTGCAGCGGACGTGTTCGTGGATGCGGTTGTCATTTTTGTTAGACATGTAGCGCACGCGGTACCTGATACCGCCGCGCATGCCTACGTATGCATACCGCAGGTAATTCCACAGAGTCTCTTCATTAGAATCGTTTCCGACGACTCCGCCGTAAGGGCGGGGGATAGTAGGATACAAGTTGCCGAAGATGCGCAGGACGTTACTCCCTGTGAGGCCTGAGAAGGTTTCAATGTATGCGTCAATCGTAGTGTACCGCTTCATAGCAGCACGGAATGACTCAATCTTCTCGCCGTAATTCATCAGGTGAGCTTTGTCGTGCGTAGCTCCTGTTGGCAGAAGTACGTCGGAGGTGACGGGGTCTCCGTTGACAACAGCTGATTCGGTAACCAGCGACTCCGTAACCGTAAATGACCGAGAGACGCCAAGAGCGTCTGGGACAGGCTCGGCCACTTCTAGGTCGGGGCACGACACAAAAACGTTAACAGGCACTGTGGCCAAGTCCGTAGGTTGGACCAGCTCGTTGAGTGGCCTGATTGTGATGTACCCCATGTAGTAGGAGTTGTTGTCGGGAGGGTCAAAAGGCCCTTCCGGAGAATCGTACTCATAGATGCCAGAAGCTGAAAGCTCTCTCCTGCACCATGCTCGCGAGTTGTTCCACTCAATGTCCAGTTCCACGTTCTGTGTTTCTTGTAGATCCACAATGACCGTAGACTGTTGGTTAAGCCTGGACGAGCCCGTGTTAATCAGCGTTCGTTGACTGATGTTGGGCTCATATTGAATGAGAACTTTGCCTCGATGAAACTTTGAGCAGATGAACTCGAATCGGAACTTCATTGTCCCTCTCCAAGCTGAGAAAGGCTCAACTGCAAAGCAGCAGGCGGTCGGTTGGATAATGTTCTGGCTGCTCCAGCCCCCGGACTCAATCCAGAGGTTTGGTGTAACAGCCGTCCGAAAAAGATCGTCCTGCATTGCGACGTCAGACTGGCTCCACGTAAAGGTGGTCAGGTAAGACTCCCGGGATGCTAAATGCTTAATAGCCATGCAATCCTCGGGTGAGGTCCCACCCAACGTCTGATCGATTGTCAGCTCCTGCTTAGGATCAGCAGTGAGCTTGTATGTCAGATCAGTACCCGCAAAAACGGCACCGTTCGCATAGGGGTTGTTCTTAACGAACACGGGTTTTTCTAGCACCACTGGCTTCGATAAGCCAAATAGCGCAAACCCCTGAGCGGCGATTGCAGCAGCCTTTGCTGTAGCTGTAGCGAACCCACCAATGACTGGAATGTCAGAGAGTGCAGTTCCAAAATTGCTAACAGCAGTAGCTACTGTCTCGAGAGGCCCAGCACTTTGGTACTCGTCAGATTTAGTCTTACCGGACTTATTCTTCTTAGAGTTGTGACTGGGACCACCCAACTTTGCTCGTTTGACCGTCTTCGACTCGGCCGTAATGTCAATGTCCGTAGACGTGGGCACAGTGAGTTCAATGTCTGTGCACCACGCGTAGATGTTAATCGACACAGCGGAGTCAAAATCTTCATTCGCAACCTTAACACTGTTGAGCGAAACAATGCGTAGTTGGCCCATAGCCGACAAATCATCATACGACGTAGCGTTTGTGATAACCGTCGTGGCGTCATTGTAAAGACGCAACTGTGGCTTGGGTGCGAAGAACGGGAGGCACATATCGAGAGGTTCGTTTTCTTTAACGTCGATGTATGCGATGCCGGGTGCTTGGGAAAGATAACCCTTGTAGCATCCCAGCGCCAGAGCTCCTGGCAGCGTGGCACCGAGTGCGATGTCGTAGTAGGTGAGGTTTTCGTTAGCCTCATCCCACGGCTGATAGGAAAACATGAACTTACCGTAATGAAACGGGGTACCTGACATAGATATGCGCAGGTGCATGTTGCCTCTGAAGTATGCAAAATTGCTGAGCTTGGCGCGAACGGTCGGATCCTTAGACCACAAATCCCACGGGCGGATACTGATGTCGTATTCAGTTCCCACCGCGTAGGTGCTGTCATAGATCGACACTGGACGCTCCAGGAAGTCCTTAAGTGGAAAATCCTGCTCTAGGCCGTTGTCGTTGATTGCGGCCTCTTCACCCTGGCTGACCTCTTTAGGGGTCTCGCCAACGTGGTCTTGGACGTTCTGCTGCACCATGTCTACAGTGCCAGCAACCTCCATTTCGCCAATCTCGGACTCCGTGACCAGGTCTCCGGCCTTTCCACGCGCACGTGCATTTCGCTCGGCTCGAGCTTGACGCACGATTTTCCTGCGCTTAAGTAGGGTATCGGTGACTTTTTGATCGTGGAGTTTTGTCAAGACTGACACTCGCTTAGTGTACGCCGCACGTGTCCTTCGCGAGGTAAAACGGTCACGGCGGAGGAGCAACTCTTCAAGATTGTATGAGTCGATCTCCATGTTCCCAGTAATCGCATCCGCCTCCGTAACGGGGGGGGGCGCTTTCCTGGGGGCCCTTCGCTTCTCCTCCTTCAAAATGGGGAGGCGCGTAAAGGTAATAGACCCCTGAGGGTCATCAAAATTGCCCGTAGGACTTTCAAAATTTTTGTTGTTCAGATCCATAAAGTATATGTTCAGCATTAGAACTAGCCTTCACGACGCGTATGTTACAGCGGGCCTTTCGCCCTCATGCGAGGTGGTTTGTTTGTAGTTTGCTTTTGGATTGTAATGTTCAGTAATATTCAAATTGGCTGCTGTTTTTCACAACAAAGTGCAGCCGCATCAAGCGCCGTACGACAACTGCGACCATCATGAAGTTCACGTACCTCGTCATGAGAGGCAACATGATCTCAATACCGAGCACGTGCTGGAGACATCCCCAGCCGTTCACGGCAGCGTGGTCGACAGTACGTAGCAGGAACGCCTTGCGGCGCCCCAGATCCTTTTTAGGATACAGCACTGGGGTGAGCAAATGGTAGCACAGATTGCAAGTCCCATAAGTTTGGAACTCGCCCAAAGCCAAGACGAAGCGGAAGTAGGGTCCACTCAGCATGAAATACTCTTCTACGAGAGGAGTGATCACAGCTAAGCTTACCCACCACGGCACGTAAGCTGAGGCGATTGCCGGAATGACGATAACCGGAATGAACCGGAAGCCAGATGTGGTCGAGGCGAACGAAACATCGTCCACGTAGCTCGGACACGGGCTTTTCACGTCACTCTCTCTGTGGTACAAGCTGCTGAGTTCAACAGCTGTGCAGTATGCCCACTTCTTGATGGTTGTCCACCACCTTTGAGCAGCTTCTGTAATGCGCTTAATCGGCCCCATAGCCACGCGCACCGTTGCTGACTCAGTGACAAGGTCGCACCCATAGCAAGCGTCCCGAATGGTACGAAAGCTGGGCAGGCGCTCGAGGAAGCCTCCGGCAGTGATGCCGAATCGCTCCTCAACGAGCGCCGCAACCTCTTCGCGGTACGCGTTGTAGTCGTCCTCCTTTTTGTAGAAGAACATCTCACGCACTGCTGAGACGACCATGTCCGTAGTCTGGTCCTCCACACTCACTGCCTTCGAGGGCAGCAAGTATGCCACTGACTTCATGATAGACACTCTGTCAAGTGGGGCCACATAGTGGCCAAGGTCCTCGCGCCACACAAACGTGCGCTTGAGGAAGGAAATCTCTCCAAGGGAGAGGAAGTCCTTAAACTCGGCGGTCTTTTGGGCGTTGGTGTACTCGATGTTGTACACTTCTGCGCAGAACTTGGCGTAAGTGTTGTTGTTAAACAACTCACGCGAAGTAGGCTTGACTGCGGCAATGAGGTCATCGCCGTAGATCTTCGCCTTCACCTGGTCGAAGAACGTGCTCGTGGCACGCTCCGGAAACTGGGCTGCGTAAAAGTACACCAGCATCACAAGGCCACGCAGAGAGTTATCCTCTGCAGTGGCGTACTTGCCAGACGGCTGCAGTGCAGGAATCTGCACCACATCTCCCTTCACCACGCAAGTGGGGTAGAGATTGTCCGACAGGATGCCTTTGACGAGCCGGAGGCATTCCTCGGTGTAGCCAAACTCCCTCAGCATGCGGTACACGATTGTGTTTGCCGCTAAGCCGATTTCGTAGGGCATCGAGGTGTCGAAGCCTCCGTAGTCTCCCTCCATGTATGCATCCGAAAAGTCAGACAAGTCCTGAACGAACTCGTCGACGTCCGTCGAGTGCATGTTGATGCCGATCGAGCACATGAACAAGTCACGGTGCTCACACATGAGAGTGTAGAAAGGCATGAGGAGAGAGCGCTGCAGAACAGTGGACTCGTAGGGCGACATCATGAAAACACGCGTCTTTGCAAACGCGTTCTTCTTGTACGATCTCGCTTCGTCCTTGAGTTGAGCTCCCAAAAGAGGGTGCCCGTCCTTGTCCTGCGCGTACTGTCCTGCCTGGAAAGCCATCTGCTCGAGAACTTCCGGTTTGGGCATCTTCGCCTCCGGTAGGTCCTCGGTAGGACTATCCACGCAGTACTTGCGCTTTGTTCCTGGCCACGGATAGCCGCCAGAGGTTGAGTTCTTCATAGATCTCATGTACGCGTTCTGCACGTGCCCATTCTGGGCGACGTGAGTAGACACGGGTGACAATGAAGTCACTCCGCGAGCGCGCAGACCCTCTGTCAAGTGTTCAACGATGGCGTCCATGGATTTCCGCATGATGTCGCGGTCCAGGGCTACCTTCGGGTTGTCCACCTTCCTGTAAAAGTTGGCGTACGGTTCGTAGTACTTGTCTTCGACCCGAATGCCTCTCATCACAGGAGGTCCGTAGTGCTCCACCCCGTCTTCCTTGAAAGGACTCGCTCCCGAAATCGTCTTTGCGATATCGAATATGAGAGACCTCTGAAGGTTAGATTTCGAGGAGAGCTGCTTGCCAGGGACTGTGCCATGATAGACCAACCGACTCGAGCCCTCGTAGTTGAGAGCACTGTAGTCGTTTGGATGGTCCTGTAGGCCTTCTAGCCGCATGGTGCCCATGGAGTTAACCCGCAGGTACGGGTCGACTGCCGAAAGGGCACGAATGGCAAGGAGTATGCGATCGCTAGTGAAGCGCGCGGCATGCGACTGGGGCGTTGATTCGCTCCCGGCGCAATGAATGCCGACTATGCAAAAACTCCCGCCAACTTGGGCTAGGATGGGAGTACCGCACACGCCTCCCTCATGCTCAGGCCACTGATAGCACAGCACATCATAGAAAATGGTGGGTACACCATCCTCCTTGAGGTGAATCTGATCTTTCACAGTGATCCTGGCAGCGGGATATCCCGTCTTCTTGTCGCATACGTTTCCTGCCCAGCCATAGAAGTGGCTGGGGTTCAGGTTGCGCTCGACAATGAGGTTTCGAAGGTCGCGGAACTTGTCCCCGCACACACGCGCCATTGTAACGTCGCCGGCCACGCGGGCCGACTGCGTCACGACAATTGTGCGTATGAGCGTCGTGTAAGTCTCGTCATACTGCTCTAATGTAAAGGCTGTTTTGCCTTGAGCAGCGTGTGCGTTGATGATGACAAAATCCTCACAAATGCCAAAGCCACGAGTCTTAATAGACTTCTTGTAGCCGTTGGACACCGACGTCACATAGTAGTAACGCAAGTTCTTGTGCGAGGAGAGGAGGATTTCCTCTGGCGCGTTGGTTGTGCGCTTGTCACCAAGGTACTCCAGACGAGAAGTTTCCTTAGAGAACCAGTCTTCGTTGACTCGCTTAGGTGCTTTCACAACACGTGGCGGGGCCGCCTCAATGACCTCCTCGTAGAGGTCAATGGCGTCCCTAACTTCCGCCTCATCCATCTCGTGGATGCGTGTCATGCCAGCGCCTTCAGTGGCAACTGCCTCGGACGTCCACCTGAACAGCTGGATAAGCACACCAATTGCGGCAATTGCCGCGGCGTACTCCCAGACCGAGCGGGTGAATGGGTCGTCGTTGGTGACGATCCCGAAGTTCCGAAGAAAGAGACGTGCATGAAGCATGACTCTGTTCAGTTGCTGGTTCTTCTGCGTGCGCGCATGATTGCGAACGATCCGCCCGGCCACCGAGTCCGGTGTCCAGGTGGCGCCCCACCAAAGCATAGACACACCTGTGAACCAGCCGATGCTGGCGATGTGGTACGCTTGAATGCGCGCAACGCGAGGGACGCGCTCCTTCGCAACGTACATGTAGTACGAGGCCCTCTTCATAAGCTCCTGATGAGGCAGGAGCTTGGCGGGCTGCGAAGGACCAGTTCTGAGAACAACAGGCGGGGCGGGTGGTCCGCCCCCGATGTGCTCCCAGATCTCTGGGTGCTCCTCAAAGAGGTTGACGGGTTGCGAGGGAAGAGCCTCCGTAAGGAGCTCCCCTGTCACCGCCTCGTCTTGAGGTTTGCGCTCCTGGTTTTCAGGGGCAACGAAGTCACGCACGTCTAGGTCTGCGCGTCCCTTGATCATCACACTCTGGTTAGAGTAGTGCTTTGTAAGGAACTTCTTCAGCTCTTCGCGCAGTTCGAACACATTCAGCTGTTGAGCCAAGTAGATGCGGTCGCCTGTGCTAGCGGATTTGGCCCTGTAAATGCTTAGGGCAAAGTGCCAGTAGTCCATGTTGGGCTGTTCGGCACACTTATCGCTGTCGAGCTGGAGCGCTCCATCAACGCGAAATTCCGGCTTGGACATCACGTCAATGGTGAGCCACCTCCTGTGGAAGGCGGCTGGGTTGTTGACCTGGTAGTTAGCGTTCATGTCGAAGGTGTTGGCATCAGCCACAACTAGTGTTGGTGTGGCATATGTGTTGCCCTTGCCGTCGAAAGCCATATCCACCGTCATGGGAAGAGAGTCAACAAGAGAAGTGATCTCCTGCAGCTTCTCGTCCACGGTGGACGTAGCTAGCTTCAAAGCCAGGTTGCCGGCCTCAGAAATGTGAATCACATCTTGAGATCGCGGGTTGTAACCCTCCCAGTATTGGGAACTGATGTTCTTGTGGAAGATGTATTCCTCCTTGAACTCTCGTCCCATGACTTCTGAGTGGATCTTTGCCACGATGTCGAGGACCGAAGATTTACCGACCCCTGGGGGGCCGATGATCTTGATCGCTGCCGGCGTCATCCGAGCGGTTCCATTGATCTGGTTGGTGATCTTGTTGTGCACAACTCTAAGCTTGAGCTGTACGCTATGGATCCGGGCGAACATGGCGTTGTTGCTGGACAAATTGCCCAGGAAAACATCACCAAGCTCGATGGCTCGGGCCAGTCTCATGCAAAACTCAGGACGGTGGATCATCCCCTCAACGGGGAGACCTACGTAAGTGAAGTCCTGCAAGCTCAATAGCTTGTCTGTTTCCAGAAAGTATGCCTTGACTGGGCTTTCAGAGGCCATGATATCGGTGAGAGATTCACCGTTGTTCAGCCTCTCGCCGGCCGCCAGGATATCGCGGAACGCCTCCAAAAGGGTGGCGTACGCCGCGAAATCGTTTGCTGGCGCGGTGCCGGTCTTAGTGAAAATGGCGCGGCTCACGTCCTTAGAGAAAAACTTCAGGGACGCGAGGCTGATCACGAAATTCTTGATTGCCTTGAAAATGGCGGAATCCGTGAACCGGCTCTTGACGTTCAACATCTCGTCAAAAGCGTCAGTGAGGGGCGTAGCCTCAGTGACCACCTGACCTGCTAAACTTTCGTAGTAGGTCAGCGCACATTTGAGAACCTGGCCTGTGTAGGCCTTCAACTCCTCGAAAGAGAAGGTGTGTCGCAGGTAATCAAACGCGGCGTGGATGACATCAAAGAAAGCTGTGGCTCTCCTGATGCGGATAGCAAATGACAGAAATTCCGTCATCTGTGACCTGAACGCAGAATGCGCCAGGCCCCCCAACATATCCAAGTTGAGGTGGCCCACAAACTCTTCGAGTTTGGGCTTCATATGCTTGGCTTGCTGAATGTGTCGCCAAACATCTTTCATAGTGCTGCGGGGGGTTGCAGCTCTACGAGCATCATGGGAGCGTTCGGTAGCTCCCATGGAAGGGTGTACGCCCGACTGCGAAGCAGTCGAGCATGATGACTCTTTGTCAAGGGGTGCGTGGAATCCTCCACACGGGGGGGTCTTCTTATGACCAAAGGGCTTCGTACCATCTCCCTGAAGCGGCGAGCTGTTTTGGCTCCCGCGAAGCGGACCGTTCTCGGTCAGCGAGGCGCTCATGGCGCCAGTAAAACTTTTTAAGCTAAGCATGGTATGTAAGGCGAACCTTTCGTTCTCATCATGCTATATCCCACCCGGGAAAAAGTCCACAGAAAACTTGAGGGGACACACTAAGTGTCATGGTTGGTTATTTGTACGCACAAAAGCCAAAAGAGTGCAGAGCAACGTCGCGCAACCGTCAATTTAGGTATTGCAACAAGAATACTCCGCTCTGTCGAACGAATTACTCGGCAGTGCATCACTATCATGTTCGTTAGATCCTCATGATAACACTGTGGAGGCCAGTTTGAAAACTTGGTCGGTTGGCTCCTAATGAGCCGTGAATCACCTTAAATGGTTTATCACTTTTTGGAGAAGGTTGGATACTATCTCCAAAGGGTGTCACTAAAGGGTGACACCCCGGACGGAACACACACTAAAAGCGTATGCTCCTCGTCTCGGGCTGTATGAGTGTAAGACTCATGTGACTCCCGGTACTAGAAGAGTTAATGTCTTCTATGACCTAGAAAAAAGGGGGGAACTGTTTATTTTAATACTTAACGGTAGTATTTAAAACGGTAATGAAAAAAGAAACGCCTCCATAATGGGGGCACTCACAATCGAAATGCATTCGTATACTCAATCGTATGATGCTCAATTGCCCACTTCCTGGGCATAAGCAAATATCGCAAAGAGTTATCGCAATGTCTTATAACTTCGAAAGTGGTTGCCTCCAAAAGGAGGATCTGATTGTGGAAATGTGGTAGATTCAGACCACATAGTAAAGCGGACTGGATCAACTAAACCAAATCAGGGGGGGGGGGCA